TTAGACGGTTTAAATCCTTTAGATAATGTATTTAGAACTTTAATAACATATAATTTAACAATAACACAAATTCAATAAAAATGGCAGAAACTAAAGTATCAGGTAGAGATTACCTATTATTAGCAGACATAGACGGCAACGCAACATTTAAGCCGGTAGCTTGTCTAACTTCAAACTCAATTACTTCTTCTTTGAACGTAATTGACGCAACTTCTAAATGTGGCGACCAATTCCAACCTGGACCTGCGTACACACAATCAATCAAAGCTGATGGCTTTGCTATTGACCAAACAGGAACGATTTCTAAAGACAGTTACAATCAGTTGTATTCTGCATTTATTGCCGGTACTGTATTTGCAATTAAAATGGGCGAAGCTACCCCAGTTGCAGGTAACGTTACTTATTCAGGTGATGTTTTCATTTCAGCATTTGACGTGAACGCAGCTGATAAAGATGATGTTAAATTCAGTGCAACTTTTACAGTAGCAGTTCCACCGTTAACACAAACAGTAACAGCTTAATAAAAAACAACAACAACTATGTTCGAACTAAAACTAAACAACAAAACAATCCACTTAAAGTGGGGTACTTGGGCAATGCGAGAATTTTGCGTAGCAAATAATATCGGTATTGATAAGTACTTTGAACTATTAGGGAAAACTCAATTTGATTTAGATCTCGTTGTAAAAATGATTTACATAGGGTACAAATCGGCTTGTGTTAGTAACAAACAAGACGTAGAATATACGGAAAATGATGTTTGTGATTGGATGGATGAAATAGGTGGACTTTTTAGTACTGAAGGACAATTCATTGAATTCGTTAAGTATATCATTTCGACTACTGTAACGACTGTTCAGGGGAATGTCAAAGAAGAAAAAAAAAAGCCTAGTAAAACTAAATTGGGATGATATTTTAGTTAAAGCCGCTGAATGCGATATAAGACCCAATGAGTTTTGGGAAATGACTTGGAAGGACTTTTCTATTATTGTAATGGGAAAGGAAAAGAAAGAGTTAAATGAATGGGCGAGGACTAGAAACCTCGCCTATATTATATACTTAAGTAACACTGCCGAAAAGTCCCCTAAATCATTGAGAGCATTTTGGCATATACCGTCAATAGATGACGTAGAAGTAGAAGAAGAAAAAACAATGCTGACTGATGAACAACTTGCAAGGACTTTAAAATTGTATGGAGTAAACTAAAATAAAATGGCAGAAAACGTAGATAAATTTGGGATAAGTCTAGATTTGGATGTATCTAGCTTACAAGCTGAATTAGTTAAAGCTGAAAACGAATTAAGAAAATTTCAATCGGAATTAAAAAGGTCAACCGATACCCAAGAAATCAATAAGTTATCTCAATCAATTAGTTTATTAGATGAAAAAATTGCTCATTTAGGTACAAGAATGGGCGATGTTAAAAAGCCAACTGGAGATGCTACAAATGCCTTAACAAACTTATCAAGAGTTGCACAAGACGCTCCTTATGGCTTTATTGGTATTGCAAACAACTTGAACCCATTATTAGAAAGTTTTCAAAGATTACAAAAGGAAAGTGGTGGAGTTGGTTCTGCTTTAAAATCTATGGCTGCCGGTTTAATGGGTCCAGCAGGTATTGGACTTGCTTTAGGTGCCGTATCTTCTTTAATAGTAGCATTTGGAGATGACTTATTAGATTATATAAATGGGACTGATGAAGCAGTAAAGGCACAAAATGAATTTAATAAAAGTTTAGAGGATAGTAAAACAAAAGCAGCTGAACAAGCAACAAGTTTAAATTTATTAATAGCAGTTGCAGAAAGTGCAAATGCAACCGATAAGCAAAGAGCGCAAGCGTTAAACGCAGTTAAGGATGCAATTGGGAAAGTGAATAAAGATTATGCAGACCATATTGTAAGTGTAGATGATGCCAAAAAAGCAGTTCAAGATTATACTCAAGCATTAATTCAACAAGCAGTAGTACAAAGGTATCAAGACCAAATTGCGGATAAAACTATTGCCCTTACTAATTTAACTAAAGAGGTTGCAAAGGCAACTAACGAATATGCAGAAGCGCAAAAAAGAGCTGCTTCAATGACAAATGGATATGTAGATGCTTCAATAACGCAAGCCGGAGTAATTGGATCAGCAAAAAGTAGATTAGATGAAGCAACAACTGCTTATAAAAATACTGATAATGCTATAAAAGAATTAAATCAAGATTTAAAAACAACTACCGATACAGCTGTTAAAATGCCTTTTTTTACTGATTTATTATTAGGTAAATCAGGAAGTATAAAACCAGAAAAGGCAACAAAATCAGTAGTTCAAAAAGACTATTCTTTACAAGATGATATTGCAGCTTTAGAAAATGATATAAAAGCAACTAATAAATGGGCTGACGAACAAATGAAAACATACAATCGTATGTTGGACTTTTGGAAAAAATACGGCGATACAGTAAAAGCAGTAACTAATGTATCTCAATTTAGAGATATGTTGGCAGACCAAGATAAAAGAAGGGTAAAAGAAGATAAGATACCAACAAGCGAAAGAAAAATTGAACTTCCTGACTATATTAAAGATATGGACGCAGGAATAAAAAAGTTTGATAAAGATTTAAAAGACTCACGAGAAACTATGCGTAATTACGCAGAATTTATGGCTACTACTTTAACCCAAGGTATAATGGCTATGTGGGATGCTTTTGACCAAGGTAAAAATCCATTAGAAGCATTAGGAAATTATATTGAAGATTTAGTTAAGAAATTAGCACAAGCAGCTATACAAGCTGCAATATTCCAAAGTATATTAATGGCATTTGGAATAGGTGGCGCGTCATTTGGGGAAGGATTTGGGGGTATATTTAAAAAAATATTAGGACTTGCTGAAGGTGGAATTGTTTCTCAACCTACAATCGCAATGGTTGGAGAAGGTGGACAAAGCGAAGCAATTATGCCATTAAACAAATTAGGCAATATGATGAATAGTACTTTCAATGCCGGCGCAATGAGTGGAAACGGTGCAGGTGGAAACGGTCAATTTGTATTAAAAGGACAAGACTTAATATTAGCAATAAATCGTTCAAACGCTTCTTTAAATTTACGTAGAGGATTTTAATTATGGCATACAATTTAAAATACACAATAACAAGCGCAACAAAAAATGATACTATTTCGGTTGTAGAAATGTATATAGACGAAGCCGTAACTAGCGTTATTGAATATTCAGGTGTCAACATAGAGTTACAGTACATTCCTAAATCGGACAATATATTTGAGCCTATATACGCAAGTCAATTATCGGTTATAATGGACGTAACTGATGACGAAGATAACATACCAAACTTTGTAACTTTAAACGATAGGAAATATTTAGTAAAGTTAAAGATTGACAACGTAGTACAGTGGACTGGGTGGGCATTAAGCGATAACGTGCAATATATGTTTACCACAGGTCGCAAGGAATTAAAGTTTGACGCAATAGATGGCTTGGGTATATTAGATTATTTCCCTTATCCTTTTACTGAAACTACAAGTATTTCAAAGTTTTCAGCTATTAAGACGCTAGAATTTTTAACTACTTCTTTAAGTCAAATTGGTTTCCCTAGTGGTTTAAATGTTTACACGGTTTGTTCTTATTATTCGCAATATATGAATGATAGAAACGACCATACTTACGATGAGCCATTTAATCAATCTTATTTAAGACCTAACTATTTTTTAAATAGTGATGGCACTTATCAAAACTGTTTAGAGGTATTAGCTAAAATATTAAAGTCTTTTGGATGTAGAATTTATCAGGCTAACAATAAATGGAATATAGTAGCTATTAACGAAATGGCTTCTAATAGTTATTTTTATACGGAGTACACTTATAACGGTACTTATAGCACTTCAGGTGTGGCTTCAATTACAAGCACAATAGAACCTTATACCGGCAATACAAGTGGTTTATACTTTGTTGACAATAGCCAATTAAAGATATTTAAGAAAGGTTATAATAACTTTTTACAAAACTATAATTTAGAATATTCGCCTAATTACATAGGTAACGACAATTTAAAAACACAAGTAGCCGGAGTTCCTGTATTATGGAATACGTATACACAGGGAACAGGTGGAAGCGTTACGTTAATACCTGAAGCGTATGAAAATAGCGATAGGTTTGAATTAATAACAGGGGTTACAAGTGGAGCAGTAGACGGATATACTTATATTGACGCAACAGTATCTAGTGCATTACAAAATGATATTATAAGCTATTCGCATACGTTTTATGACCAAGAAATTGAGAAAGTTAGAGGTCGTTTAATATTGCAAGTTACTGGAACTGGTGGTGGAGCGCCTAGTTATTACTATAACGTGGATAAGGTTTGGCAAGACGCAACAGTTGCTCCATTTGACAATTATTATTTAATAGACGCAGTAGACGAAAATTCTATAAATACATTCTCAATAAATACACCCCCTTTACCGATAAGTGGGCAATTAGAACTAACAATAGAGATATTTGATAGTGCGACTTGCTCAACAACAATAACAGTAGGGGAATTTAAGTTAAGTTTTCAATCTCCAATATCATTAATAAAAACTACTTCAATTTTAAATACTGATAATCAGTACACATTTGAATTAGATTTGCCATTCGGTTATCCAATTTATACAGGGGACGGAGTAAATAGAGCATTAAACAATCAGGCTTTAGGTACTATTTTAGTTATACACGATAGCGTATATGTGGCAGCAACAGGATGGTATAAATTTGGAGTATCAGGAACTTATCAGGGTTTATCGCAATTAATTACCAAAGAATACATAAACGCATATAGAAGAAACTTAATAAACCTAGACGCTAATATTTTTGGAATGGAAACTTCTAACGGAACGTTTTCAGCCGGTAAGATATTAAAAGCTGATGACACCGACCCTGCACAAATAAACGTTTCGGATAAGTTTTATATGCTAGGCAATATGACAATAAATATAGTTAACAGTGAAATTCAAGCGACTTTATTAGATATATCAAATGAAGCTATTGAAAGCAGCGTATTAACTATTTACACAGTTGACGGAATTAATTATAATTAAAGGTTAAATTTGTAATATGGCAGACAAAGTACAAGGAAAAAATATAATGCTTTATTATCACGAAGCACCTTCGGAAACTTATCCTGAAGGCAGGGACATACCTTTTGCGTGTTCAACTAATTGTACGTTTAACGTATCAGTTGACCAAAAAGAGGTTACTAGCCAAACTTCAGCGTGGTATAGAGAATATAAAATAGATATAGCAAGTTGGACTGTAAACTGTGATGGTTTAGTTACATTAGACGGTTACGGTTATTTAAACTTCTTAAATATCCAACAAAATCGCACTCCAATAAGCATAAAATTTGTTGTAGATAACGGAGTAGATGGATTAGTGGTTATTAGTGGAACTTGTAATTTAAGCAACTTTCAAATGAATGCACCTTTTAAGGACATAGCGACTTATTCCGTTAGCTTACAAGGAACAGGCGCTTATGGTACAACAGGAACTTCAGTTGACCCAAGTGGAACTGTAATTGTAGCCGGTGGAGCAGTTTACTCAAAAGGATATACGGCTTCAGGAGCAGAAACTACTATCACGTGGTCGGATATGATTGGTAAGACTTGTTTATACGTTTCTCGTGGTGGTATTGATGTACAAAATATTATCGGAACCGGCACCCCAGTTGACGAAGAAGTTAAATGGGTAAGTGCAACAGGAATTTTAACGTTCAGTAGGGCGTTGGAAAGTGGGGAATTTGTAAGGGCATTATTTCAATAGAAAAAATTAGATAAATGAGCAATCAAATAGTTATAAGTTCAGGTGCTAAATTGAGAAACTTAAACGGTGTAATTACAGGTACAACGGGTGTTTTAGATAGCGTGCCTTTAGGTGGCGCAAATGGAGTAGCAACGTTAGATAGTAGTGGAAAGGTTCCTGTAAGTCAATTACCTTCTTCGGTAGTAACTTATTTAGGTACTTGGAATGCTGCAACTAATACACCTACTTTAGCAAATGGTACAGGGGACGCAGGGGATATGTATATATGTAACGTAGCCGGAACGGTGGACTTTGGTGCTGGTCCTATAACTTTTGCAGTAGGGGATTGGGTTTTATACGGTAGTGGAACGTGGCAAAAATCTAACGGACAAAACGGTACTGTTACAAGTGTGGCAGTAACGGAAAGTGGGGACGCTTTAACAATTACAGGTTCGCCAATTACAACGGCAGGAACTATCAATATAGGCTTTGCCGGTACTTCTGCTCAATATGTAGCCGGTGATGGTAGTTTAATAACCTTCCCTTCGGTAATTACTGAAGCACAAAATTTAATTACTGAAGTTTACAATGAAACAGGTGCAACCTTAACAAAAGGAACGGTAGTTTATATAAATGGTGGACACGGTAATTTACCAACTGTTACAAAGGCAATCGCAACAGGCGACTCAACAAGCGCACAAACTTACGGTGTAATTCAAACCGATATAGGGAATAATAATAACGGCTATGTAGTTGTAATTGGTAGATTAACAAATTTAGACACTCAAGCTTATTCAGCAGGGGCGCAACTTTATTTAAGTTCAACAACTGCCGGAGCGTGGACTACAACAAAACAATATGCTCCTAATCATTTGGTTTATGTTGGTATTGTGGTTAGGTCGCACCCTACTCAAGGAGTTGTAGAGGTTAAAATACAAAACGGTTATGAGTTAGACGAATTACACAATGTATCGGCTCAAACACCTTCAAATAATGATGGTATATTTTATAATAGTTCAAATTCATTATGGGAGGCTAAAAGTATTGCAACGGCTTTAGGTTACACCCCTGCAAATGCTGCTTTGGTAGTTCCTTATACTGGAGCGACTACTTCTTTAAATATGGGTAGTAACGAAATATTTTCTTCATTTTATACAACGCAAGGAGATGGAGTAAATGGGGGTAGTATTTATTTAAGACAAAGAACACAATTAGCAACTGCAACTACAAATTATTCTGCAATAGGTGCTTTTGGTGGATATACATTTTATTTTAGTTCTAATGACGGAACAACTAATAGACAGTTTAAGTTAAATTCATACTATTTAACAAGTTTAAGAAATTACTTTTTGCCTGACGCAGACGGAACTTTAGCTTTAACTAGCGATATACCTTCTTTAAGTGGTACGGCTCCAATATCTTATAGTGGTGGGGTTATTTCAATTAGTCAAGCGACTACTTCAACAAATGGTTATTTAAGTTCTACTGATTGGAATACTTTTAATAATAAAATAGCTACAAGTGGAACAATACCAAACGGAACAATAGTTAAATATTCTTCGGGTACTTTAGTTGCAAGTGATATTTTAAATTCAACCCCTGGTTTTGTGGCAGTAAGCGCAGCGCTTTACGTTACAGGTACTATTATCAAAGCAGGTGGAACTTCAGCAGAATTTTTAAAGGCAGACGGTTCAGTTGATAGCAATACATATTTAACAACAAGTTCAGCAGCTTCAACTTATTTGCCTTTAAGTGGTGGAACTTTAACAGGTGCTTTAAATGGTACAAGTGCAGTATTCTCTAGTAGTGTAAGTATTAATACAACAAATGCAGTTTCTACTTTAGAAATAGGTGCAGTAGAAAGTGATGGTACTGGTTCTGCAAATGCTTTTAGAATACAATCTAAAACAGGAGCG